AAGTGCTCCGATCCAAAAATCACGCAAGTGTTACAAGGGTACGAATATTATTTGCAAGAGTACGTCAGAAAAAACTGTAAGCGCGACCAGATGTTGTCCTGGTTGTACTACAAGGGACGAATAAATACAAATAAATATTTCAGATCTGTCCATTCAACGATTGATTGTAGTCGTAGAGAATGTGAGTGTGATTGGACCTTTTCGGGTATCGATATGGTTACCCAAGACTATCATATCATTGTTCATCGATATGAGGGTACGGTCCGTTCATCTGATCGGGAGATGGCTGAAAAGCTTTCTAATATGGCATCGCAGGAATGGGACTTAGTTTCTGGAGTCCCAGTTCGTCGACATCGTGATAGTACGTACCATCAGCTTGAAAAGATGGTAGCTGCTTCTCCTAATATGAGCCATGTGACTGGTCCTTTTCCCTATACTTTCGGGTTCGAAGACAAGCAATATCTTCCTTCCCCAGATATTGAGCCGTTGATCAAAGCGGCAGATCGTGAGTACTGGGAAACTCAGTATGATCATAAGCCCCAGATTATGATCTCGGATACAGAGTGGAATGATGTGGTCCATGCAGAGGTGATAAAGTGTACGCTTGAGGTACCTACTCTGCAAGCACTCAGTCTTCGGCAATTGTCAAACTACCGGTTTGCTTATGGATTGGAAAATGGGCGACTTCCGTATATCTCGGCTACGAAGAATTTATCCGCCAAGTTAGTAGAGGTGATGTCGAAATTCTCGTTCAATTCAGGAATAACTGATCGAATACGCTCGTTGGATGACTTTATTCAGCCGGCCATGGACCGTCTGTATTACTCCATGAATACGATGAGCCTCTTCGGTACTCAGTCGATAAAGTGTGACTTGAGGAAGGAGGTTTCCACGATGTATCTTGGTTCGGCAGGCGGACTAAATAATGGAGATTCTTTTGTTCGTAAGGATGGTACTGATCAGGTTAAATGTTCCCCTAGTGGCAAGAAATATGAGCTGCTAGAGGCGACCCTTCGAGACTTGGAGACTATGCTCAGAGAAGGAACACGTCCATGTGTTACCTGGAAGGTCTCTCCTAAGTTAGAACATTTGTGGTCGTTTGTACATCGTTTGAGCGATGAAGCATATGCGGCATGGCAAAAAAAGTGTCGTATGTTCATTATTCCTAACCTCCATTATATCATTATTGAGCGACTTGTTTCTAAAGTTGCTCATTTAGCTGAACGTGGCGATTGCATTCGGATCGGTTCTTCACATGCCTTCGGCGGTGGAGACTATGTTGCTAAGCTCCTTCAGGCTTTTGATAATGGCCAGAAGAGGGTTTGGGAAGCCGATTTCACTTCTCTTGATATTTCTGTTAAAGAGATTCTTATTCAGCTTTACTTTTCTAACCTGTTGAACTATTA